CTTGCGTTCTCCATGCCGCTGCCGGAGGGCGCAACCGATCTTACCGGCGACATGGTGCGGGAGTACATCACCACCTTGCACCAGGAGCAGATGGTCGCACTGGCCGCGCGGCGCGTAGCAGACGAAGCAGCGGCCCGCGATATGCAAGCTGCGTTTCTGGCTGCGCAGGCTGCCGCAGAACGCGCGATCCGCGAGGCGCAGGCGGACGTTGACAGGACAGCATCGGACTGACGTGCGCGACCTACTACCGATGACCCCGGCACAGCGCCTCTCTGACCTGCTCTGCGCCACGGCGGTACGGCTGGGATTCGACCCCCCAGCCGACGTGGTGGCGCTGTCCCTCGCAAAAATGCTGCGTGAAGAGAGACGGCGGAACGACTTGCTAGAGCAGCGCATACATAGACTGGAGTCGAAGAGAGTCCGAAGCCTGAATCCATACCAGTTCATCGTCCATTTTGTCCGAAGGGTATTCACATGACCACAACACTACGCATTCAACCTGTCGCCGAGGGCATTTCCAAGGAACTGCTTGCGCAGCGCACCCACATCTTTGTCGATTGGCAGAAGTCAACCCCGACTGCTGTAGTCGGCGATATGTCTTTCGACAACGTCTGGTTCTTGCGCAATGACGCCACGGGGGCTTACATCGCAAGGGATGCCGACTCGGCTCCAAATCTCAACCTGCAGATCGCCGATGCGGCTACGCACACGCTGAAGCTGAGCAAGCCGACGAGCGTGATCACACTCGAGCACGTGTCGGCCTACATAAGATCTCTGCATGCACTGAAGGCAGAAGCTCTGCTTGAGGCCCAGGCTGCACTGCCGGCATATCCTGTCGCGCCGATTGACGGTCAATCAGCCCATAAATAGTGGTCTACACGCAACGACTGTGACTCCATATGGCCATCCCGACAACTCGCGACCAGTTCAAGGCCTCTGTGCTCCGTCGCATTGGCGATGGTGCCATCCAGATCAACGTCACCAACGAGCAGGTCGAAGACCGCATCGACGAAGCTCTGCGGTATTACCAGGACTACCACTTCGACGGATCGCAACAGACATATCTGAGATATGCGATCACGCAGGCTGATCACGACAACAAGTTCGTGTCGGTCCCGCAGGCCATGATTGGCGTCACGAGGGTGTTCGACTTTGCCGGCACCTGGGCATCGGCAGCCAGCATGTTCTCCATCGACTATCAGATTGCTCTCAATGAGATGCACACGCTGACGTCGACGCAGATGATGCCCTACTTCGCGACGCGAACGAACCTCGAGCTGATCGCCGAGGTACTAGTCGGTTCGATTCCGATTCGCTATAGCCGGCACCAGAACAGGCTGTTCATCGACGGCAGCTGGGCTCGAATTCCTCCAGGTACCTTTATCATCATCGAGGGCTATGTCGCCATCAGTCCGACAGACAATCCGGACGTATGGGGCGATCGCTGGCTGCTTCGTTACACACATGCGCTGATCGAAGAGCAGTGGGGTCGCAACCTGAGCAAGATGACAGGCGTCAATCTGCTCGGCGGCGTGCAGTTCAATGGCGACCAGATTCTGTCGAGGGCCATCGAGGAGCGGACCAAGCTCGAAGAGGAGATGCTCAACAACTACAGCATCCCGCCATACGATCTCGTAGGATAGGTCGACAATGTCCACGAATCCTCTGTTCCGATCTCACTGGACCTCGGCGGCCGAACAGCGGTTGGTCGAGGACCTCCTTGTGGAGGCCATCCAGGTCTTCGGGATCGATGTGTTCTACATTCGCCGGCGAATCGACAACATGGACGAGCTATACCGCGAGGATACGGTTGCGACCTTCGATGCCGCATATCCGATCGAGATGTACGTCAAGTCGTCTGACGGATTCGAGGGTGACGGCAAGTTCCTCTCGAAGTTTGGCCTCGAGATTCGCGACCAGATCGTGTTCACGATTGCCAGGCGGCCATTTGGTCAGCACGTCACAGCAAACAGCTCGACGCACGCACGTCCTAGAGAAGGCGATCTGATCTGGTTTCCGATGAATCGCAAGGCGTACGAAATCAAATACGTCGACAACACCAACATCTTCTTTCAGATGGGCGCCTTGCAGGTGTGGGACGTCAAGACAGAACTGTTCGAGCACAACGGCCAGCAGTTCCTCACAGGACGCCCTGAGATCGATGCGGCTTACAACGCCCATACTTCTGTAGGGCGCATTCCTGACTATACACCTGAAAGTTTGGATAGGCAAGCGCAAAATTCGGCCATTCAGGGTTCAGCCAGCGAAACGCTGGACCTGTCGCAGTTCAACCCGTTTGTACGCAACCTCTGATCATGCTTGGACATCAGCCATTCTATCACAGCATCATCCGAAAGCACGTCGCACTTTTCGGGACGCTGTTCAACGACATCACGATCCGGCGCAGCGGGCCTGCTGGTCGGATCGACACGATCAACGTGCCCATCGAGTATGCACCGCGCGACAAGACCGTAGCACGTTTCATTGCTGACCCCGAGTTTCGTCGCAACCACTCCATCTTGTTGCCGCGAATGTCGTTCGAGATGACCAGCATGGCCTACGACCCATCGCGGTCTCTCAATCGAATGGCGGTGTCCGGAGCTCCCGGATCCCGCGATGCTCGATACACGCCGGCGCCGTACGACCTCAACTTTGAGTTGAACATCTACGTCAGGCTGATCGAGGACGGCACCAAGATCGTCGAACAGATTCTGCCGTACTTCAGGCCTGACTGGAAGGTATCTGCAAGGCTCGTCGAAGGGTCCGACGAGGTGACCGACATTCCGATTGTGTTGACGTCGGTCAACCATGCAGACACCTACGAAGGCGACTTCATGCAACGGCGGGCGGTGATCTGGACGTTAGGATTCGTGGTCAAGGCGGTGTTCTTTGGGCCGGCTATATCTCAGGGCCCGATCACCCTTTCGAAGACGTCATTCTTTGTGGACGATGCTGCCGATGCATCAATCGCTGCTACCGCGACGCCCGGACAAACAGCGGCTGGCCTGCCGACCTCAGATCCGATTGCATCTGTTCCGAGAGGTCAGGTCAACCCTGAGTTGCCATACGGGTTCATCGTCGACCGAGTCGAGTCGCCATGAAGCTGGACGATCGCCTATCTGCGGCGTTGGGATCGGCGGTCTCCGCGGCTCCGGCAAGTCAAGACCTCATAGTCGTCCCCGCATCGCAACAGCCGCGAACTATCGACAACGACTTTGACAAGGCCCGAGACGCCACTCTCGACACTATCGCAAAGGCGACCAGCGCGCTAGACGGCGTGCTAGAGCTGGCTCGTAGTTCAGAGAGCCCCCGCGCATACGAAGTGGCTGCCGGCTTCATCACGACCATCAACGCAGCAGCCAAGGCCCTTCTTGAACTACATGAGAAGCGATCGCGGCTGGAGACGAAGCCTATCGAACCACCACTATCCGGAACTGACGTCCAGATGACCAACAACATCATGTTCGCAGGGTCTGCAAGGGATCTGGCCAATGTGATGCGAGCCATTGGAATTGGTGGAAACGCCCGCCAATCTATCGACATGACCCCAGCGCAAAATGACAACGAATCCTAGCATCCACTACCTCGGCAACCCTCGTCTAAGGAGAGCAGACGCACGCATCGACATGTCCAAGGAGGACATCGCCGAGTGGGCAAAGTGTGCACAGGACCCGATCTACTTCATTCGCAAGTACGTCAAGATCGTGAATGTCGATAAGGGGTTTGTCAACTTCGAGATGTGGCCCTTCCAGGAACGTATGATCAAGACGGCCGCGGCCAATCGGTTTGTGGTCTGCAAACTGCCTCGTCAGAGCGGGAAGGTGTTGCGTGATGATGAACTGATCGCATCACCAACAGGATTCCGCCGGATGGGCGACCTGCGCGTTGGTGACCAGGTGATTGACGAGCGTGGCCTCCCCTGCAACGTCGTTCATGTGTCGGAACAACAGATGGTCCCTGCATACCGCATCACGTTTGATGATGGTTCGACGGTCGTGGCTTGCGAAGACCACCAGTGGACGGTCAATGATCGCCTGAATCAGAAG